GCTCCAGCCATAGGAATAAGAACATTCATGTCTTTATTTTTCCAAGGCACTTGTCCAGTTCTCTCTTTCTGCTCAAACTTATTTATAAAGTCTATGAATATTATATCATTTAGATCATAGGAATCTTTAATTGGGTATAGGTTTGCTCCAGAACTTAGAGCACCTTGCCTACCTACATGAGAGTCTTCAATAATGATAGTGTCTTTTGGAAAAGCGTTTAGTGCTACCATGCACTTCCAATACATTTCTGGGTGAGGCTTTGGATGCCAGACATCTTCATTGCTAACAATGTAGTCTACTAAATGCAAAACATTTATTCCATGCAATGATTTTATAATTGTTTCTCTAATACTATTAGATGCTACCGCTATCTTCCAGCCATTTTCTTTTAAGTAATGCATAATATTACTAGCATGAGTATTTATTGGTAGGTTTTCTAGTAATCTAAAGGTAGCCTCTTGCTTATTCTTCCAAACTTCATCATGCTTATTAACTGGCAAACCTTTTTCTTTAGTAAGCATTTCAAGCTTTTTTCTTGTATTTAATCCATCATACTTAGACAAGTGTTCTTGATAGGATATTGCATACTTCCCATCAATCAAAGTTAGAGCATCATTTAAAGCTTTATAGTGAAGATCTTTTGAATCAATTAGCACTCCGTCTAAATCAAATATAACTAATTTATTACTCATCTTTGTGGTCCTGCATGTCTATGCCACTTGTTATGCCTAACAATACTTCTACCATTGCACTTCATAACATATTTATCTCTTACTCTATAAGACCATTCAACATCTTCTTCTTCATTCCAACCACGACTCTCATCAAGTGGCTCTTCAATCATAACGTTACGCTTTAAAATAAAGAATCCACCAGAAATATACATATATTGTGTTTGAGACCAGTCATCATACCTTAGAGACCAAGCCCTTCCATGACCAGGCTTGTCCCATAAAGACCAGTCCATAGGATTTCTTGCACCAGTAATCAGATATTGCGGGCAAGAACAGATATCCCAATCAGTTCCAAACTCAACAAAGTTTTTATACCAGTCTTTATCAAAGATATGATAGTCATGCATAAGCACAATGTTTTCATACTTAGCTTCCTTTACAAGAATGTTTTTCTTTTTAGTAATCCATCTTTCTTTAATAGATTCATCAAAGTCAATCTTTTTAATATCTTCCCCATCAATATCAGAACTATCTCCACCACCAACAAATAGTATTTCATATTCTGGGATATTAAGATTACGAATGCTTTCTATAATCTCTTGAAGTCTTTGCTTATCTTCATAAACAGTTATGATACCAAATGTCCACTGTATGTCATTCATTTGTAAAGCCTGTCGCTACAACAGTTACTAAAATTCCATCCTCAAGATCTGGATCTAATACAGTACCAAATATGATGTCAGCATCTTCATGTGCTTTATCTGCTACTAGTGATGCAATAGTGTTTACTTCTTGCATTTTAATTTGACCAGAGGATGCAATTGAAATTAAAACACCTGTTGCACCATTAAGATCAACATTAAGAATTGGACTTGTAATTGCTTCATTACCTGCAACCTCTGCACGATCTTCTCCAGATGCATACCCAATACCCATAAATGCAGAACCAGCATTCTTCATAACTCTTTTAATGTCTGCAAAGTCTATATTAATTTGACCAGGGGTTGTTATTAAATCTGATATACCTGCTACTGCTTTTAGTAAAACATTGTCTGCTTCCTTAAATGCATCCTGCATAGAAATTTCTGGATCAAGCATTGAAATAAGGTTTTCATTTGGAATAACTATAAGGGTGTCAACTTCTTTACTAAAACTATTAATTCCCTCTAAGGCATTATTCATACGCTTCTTGCCCTCAAATGCAAATGGTGTAGTAACAACGCCTACAGTTAATGCTCCAGCTTTTTTGGCACATCCAGCAACTATTGGTGCAGAGCCAGTTCCAGTTCCGCCACCCATTCCAGCCGTTACAAAAACAACGTCAGCTCCTGAAACAACTTCTGCAATTTCATTTATGCTATCTTTAGCAGAGAGTCTTCCAATATTTGGGTCTGCACCAGCACCAAGACCACGAGTTCTATCTTTTCCAATATCAACTTTAACATCTGCCAAACTTGGCATTAACGCTTGAACATCAGTGTTTATTGCAATAAACTCTACTCCAGATAGTCCTTGAGTTATCATGCTATCAACGGCATTTATTCCGCCACCACCGCAGCCTACTACTCTTATGTCAACCAAATTGCTCATAAGAACATTATACCTTAAACTATCCTATTTCTTTTCTTAGATCTGCCCACATGGTTCTAGTCTCTTCTATCTTTATGATAGCATCTAATACTGTCATTTCCATTAGCTCATCTACATCCATGCCAATTTTTTCAGCAAACTTAATCATTTTTGTAAGAAACATTATCTAAAACTATCTACTGAAATGTAGAGGGATTCTGCAAAAGATGCATTCTCTACTGCAAGATCAACTATGTGAGACTTCTTGCTTTTATCTCCAAGCTGTCTTGTAAGCAAGTACGATGCCAGGGCATGGGAATACTTATTAACAAACTCATCTACTGTGTATAAATTATTTTCATAGATAACTGTTCTTTCATCTTTTACTTCTTTTTTATTTTTCATTCAACATTGTCCTAACTATTTCAAGAGCCATAGTGACACCATGAACTGGCAGCCCTAACTTGACTCGCTCATCTCTAACATATTCTATTCTATTTTGCACGGAAAGTAAAGTATTGCTTTTAACAAAACTATTAATTGATTCTAGTTCTCTTGCACGATCTTTGTAATAATAAACATCATCACACATTAAATTAAATCTTCTGTTAATCGTTCAAATTGTGGCAATGGTTCTAAATTATCAAATATCCCCATTTGATTATGTGGCTCAGAAAGATTAGATTCATCTTCATAATCATCCCATACTGCTGTATACATATCTGCATAAGGATATGCCCAATTAGATATCTTCCCAGCAAAACTTATAGTTTTGTTTGCAAACCATCTAACCAATGGACCCTTGTCCACCTCGTGCTCTAAGTTAAATTCCATGATATCCTCGTATTTTTAATAGCTTCTTGTAAAGAAGTTCTTGTAACAAACATTTTAATTTTATCATAAAGACTAGGAGACATCTCATTATAGTAAAGCACTACCTTTGGCTTTGCAAATCCCATAGGACATCCTGAACTGACTTCGGCAATTGGCTCTCCAATAACCATTGGATCTGACTTCAATACCTTTATAGCCATATCTGCTGCTAAAGCAAGGTCTTCAACTTTTTCAACATCATCAGACATTTGTTTTTTAACAACTCTAACTATCATACTATTTCCTTTTCTTTCCATCTGACCTTATTGACTTAATTCTTTTCTTTAAATACTCATCTTCATGCTGCAAGTAAAAGTGTACAAAAAGTTTTTCATACTCTTTATCATCAAGCTTTCCGTTTTCTTTTTGATACTCTTCTAACATCTCTTTAACTTTTTCAATAAGAAAACTCATTGTGTACCAGTTTCTTCTTTGTGCTCTGTTTTTATATGATTAATTAAATCTAATATATCCATATACATTTGTTCACACATATAACATTCGTTATAAATCTCTTTTTTATTAGACATTAGAACTCCAGAGGTAATACTATTGATGGAGTAAGTTCGCCCATCCAAGCACCAAGACAATTGTATGATATGTATTCAACAGCTTCATCATATTCCATGCCATCTCTATCCATTAAAACATCTACCATTTTTTCCCAAGAATAGGTAGCCAGTGTTGGTTGACCACACCTTAAAGAAAGTCCTATGAATGCCTCTTCAAAGCCGTCCATAATCATGATCTCTTCTTCTATTTGAGAAAGAGCTTGTTCAAGTTCTTCTTTATTCATTACCATCCACCAATGCAATTATTAGAGTGGGTATGTATCCAGAAGTTTCCTTCCAGATGTTTCTTAGTTGGTGCATACAGCTCTTCACCACATGCACCACATTCGTAAGACCACTCTTCTGCAAAAAAGTCATACTGAAATCCTCTATTTTTATTTAGGGTAGATAACATACGATTCATCCTTGTCGTTTTTATCAAGGCTTGACTGTTCTTTCATCTTAATCCTTGCTACATTTTCAGCAGCACTACTTGATGCAAAAACTAAACCTTTCAAACCACACTGAACTTTTTTCCATTCATTGATTCCAAGCCTTACTTGAACTGAAGCTTTCCAGCCACCTTTAACCTTTGTAATGACTGCACGATATTGTTTTTCTTCAACTAACATTTCATTTTTCTTAGACACTGCTATCCTCCTGTGCTATAAAAGCCTTTTCCTTTAAATTGAATTCCTCCAACACCAAAAATCCTTTTGATGCTGCTACCACAATCTGGACAATTTTCTGGGTCAGGGTCATTCATACCCTTGACCAACTCTTTATTGTCTTCGCATTTTTCACATGCATATAAATATACTGGCATTAATATACTCTACCAAACTTTTTCTATTTTGTCAAATATTGAAATGTCCCCCCGAAGGGGGACACCCAACTAAGCCCAAGGATCAGGCTCTTCAGATACCGATACTGTAGCGTTTGCAACATTTGTTGACTTGCTAAAGTTACCAGTCTTGATAGACATTGACTGACCAACATCAGTAGCATCAATTTCAAAGGCATTGCCCTTTGTTCCATCTTTTCTTTGGAACTCACGATACTTTAACTTACCATGAACAATTACCTTATTTCCCTTTGACAAACTTCCAGCAACATTTTCTGCTAGTGTTCGCCAACATACAACATCGTAGAATGCTGTATCTCCATCTTTCCAAGATCCATCAGAATCTTGAAATCTTTCAGTGCTTGCAACTCTAAGCTTTGCAAGAACTTTTCCAGCACCAAGATCCTTAACTTCAGGATCCTTTTTATGTCAAGAATTGGATCCAGGGCTACCTGTGCTCCAAGACTCTCCAGCATTTTTTTTATTTTCGTCATATACTCTATACAACGAAGTCTTTCTGGGTCACTCATATGTCTCCAGTGACTCTCATAGAATTGTATCGCAAGGAAGTGCTCGTAGTCAACTATATCCATATGAAAATCTTTTGGTGGCTTTATTGAGTGAACAGCCTTTTTCATATTTGATGTATACATTATTCCTTCTCCATTGTTATACCAGACCAGATATCAAACCAGTCTGTCTTTTCTTTGTGACTATTAAATTCTCTAGATATCTTTCCGCCTTCTAAATACACTCCACCCCAAACTCCCCATTCAGAGTTACTAACACCATAAGCAAGGCATTGCCTTTGTGCTGGACATTTTATGCATAAAAGATCTACTTTTTTTGAAACCTCTGGATTTTCTTCATATTGATCAAAGAAAAGATTTGTATCCATATTAAGGCATAAAGCTTTTTCATCAAACTTGTACATCGCCCTTCCTTAATATAGAGTCAGGTATGTCCCACCCATCTTCTTCAAGGAATACTACATCCCATCCTTCCCATTTTAAAGAAGGATTGCTTTTTACAATTGATTCCATTTTATCTAAATCAGATATTTTCATTAATAGATCTTTCTGTGCTAATAATTATTGTTAGAAGTGTAACAATAAATTGTAATATAAAAATTAATACAAATCCTATTTGATTAGTTGCAAGTCCATACCAAAGGGTTACTATCTGATTAATTATCCATAAAGCAACCATTATTACTATTGTTGATAGTCTTGTTTTAAATGTTACTGCTATAAACATTGACAAATAAAACATACAATAAGATGCAAATACTATAAGTGACCAAACTGTTAGACTCATTTAATACCTAAATATTCCCATCTCAACATCTTCTTGATGCTCCATATGTGTTGCAAACTTTGACAAAGGTTCTTTTGGCAAACTAAAGTATGCATAGTATGTTATGTACTCAACATTTTGTCTAACCCATTGCTCAGTTACTTTAGAAAAGGAAACCTTAAAACCTTTTTGCTTAAGATAGCTTTCTGCTGAATTACAAAACCCTGCAGTAAAACTATTAATCTTATGTGGTCCAAGACTCCACACCTGTATTTGATTATCATTATTTGGAGTTGACAAAGCAACTGTCATTGCTCTCATAAATATCTCATAATCAGAGAACGCTTTAGTTCCCTCAACTACAATAACCATCGAAAATCCTTTTCTATTAGATACTATTATACATTTTTATATGACATCTGTCAACTTTAAACTAGCTATTTATGCTATCAATTATTGAAAGAAGATTATTAATTTCTTTCTCTGAAAGATTAAAAACATCAACTCTTTCAGCATTTTCATTATGAATTTTTCCATCTTTACTTATGTCACACTTATAAAGAATGTTATCTATTACCCAGTAAGCACTGTCGTCTTGGATTGCAACCTTTACAGTTCCCTCATCTAATATTTTAGATAGCTGGCTTTGTCTTGGAATAGTAGAAAAATTTACCAAAAAATCTTGTTCCCTATTTTTTTGAATCAAACCTGTTATTAAAACAAATAAGTTTATGGCAAAAAGATTAATTGCAATTAGACATCCAGAAATTCTCTGCAATGGGGAAAAGCTTTTCATTCCTACCTCCAATTATTTATAAAAAGAAAATGGAGAGTCTTTCCAGGTTTCGTCAGACTTACTGGCTCTGGCATTTTGGATAGCTTCCCACTTTTGTTTTGACCAGGCATATCCAGAGTCTCCACCCCAAAGCAGCCAAGCAATCTTTCCATTAGAAGGGCGTTCTGCATTGTCCCAATCTTTTCCTTGCTTATCTACTTCATGTCTTGAAAAGAATGAGTACATTCTTGCAACAGTTTCTGGACTTAAGTTTGTTCTATTACTTAGATCACGAGCACGAGCAACACCAACAGCAGTTCCACCTCTACCAAACTTAGCTCTTAGTTCAAGACCTCTTTTTGCATTATTAGCCATTGACTCTGTTGGCTTTAAATCAATATCAGAAACATCTCTCTTTTCAACGCTAGAAGCTCTTTTAGATTTTGGCTTCCATTCTTCTGGAAGCAAGTCAATTCTGCTTAAAGCTTCTGCTCTACGAATAATATGATTTCTTGCCTGTGAATAGTTTGATGCACGACCAACAGATTGAATTGCATTTCTAAGATCTGAAACGGTTACAATAGGAAATGATCCGTCTGGCAAGGCTCTTCCTTGTCTAGCTAACATTCTTCTTTCTTTTGAATCATAATCTTTTTTGTTCATGTTATGCTGTGGACAGTTGTCATCTTCGCAATCTTCCATTGAATGTGGTCTCATATTTGGAACATCGTCATTTCCAATAACATCATCGTGTGATTTTGAAGTTGAAACTCTAAGAGTATCTACCTTATGACCAACTAAAGTATCAGTTGGCTTACCATCTCTATAAATTCTAATAAGTGCTGCTGGATTATCTGGAGTTCCAGTAATTGTAAAATCAGAATTAGGAACATTAATAGATCCATTTCTGACTACTCTAACAACTTTTCCTCTAGCAGTTCCACCACTTGAATTCCAAGAAACCATTTGTCCAACTCTTACAGAATCAGCTTTTGACATCTCAGGAATCATTTCCATAAACTCTTCTCCAGTATTCTTTCCATCCACACTAACATAGCCATCTGGAATTACTGCAAGTCTACAAGCACCTTCTTCTTCAATTTGTTGTGAAAGAATGGCACAAGCAACAGAAGATTTATGAAGAGCACAATTTCCACACTTTACGCCAATTGATGCATTCTGATTTGTAGACCCATCTTCATAACCAATCCAGATGCCTTCCGACTGGTCTAGAGGTCCTAGCTCTTCTGCTAATTTTAGCAGTGAGTCTGCAAAAGCTCTTTCATCTTCTGATAGCATATTGTATAGTGGCTCGCCTTCCCACTCATCTGCTTTAGTTGTTTTTTCTGCACTTTCTGCAGCATATAAAGCTCTTTGCTGTTGAATTGCTGAGGCTCTTGTAGTATGGCATCCGTGAATTCCAGAGTTTCCTACTACAGCATATCCTCTGCATCCACCATAATTTCTTTTAATATCATAAGGCATAGTTATATTATATCTTATTTTTGATCGTATCGTTCAAGAAGTACATCAAGAAAAAATCTTTCATCATCAGTAAAGGTAAGCATATTTTCTCTAATATAATCAACCTGTTCTGGAGTTACTCCAACAATAGTTTGACCTTCAGTAAAAACAATGTCAATGACATCTTTCATCCACAATTGACTAGCCATTTCTCCAACAGCTTCATAGTGTGCATAATATAGTTCTGGATAAATTTCTTTACACTTTGAAGTAACTTTATATGTAAATTGATCAGATACAGAGTCGTACCCCATAATTTCCATAGCCCCTACTTCAATAAGATACTCAATTACTTCAGATAATTCTTGTTCAGAGATATCATCATTATCTTCCATGTGGCAAAGACTCCTTTACTGATAGTGGAGAAACTCTAATATACATAGAGTCTTTATATAGATCGTGTAGGGAGTCAACTCCAGAATAGGAGCATCCACTTCCAAGCCCACCTCTAATGTCTTTAATTACATCTTTTACAGATCCCTTATAAGCAATCTTTGTAGATATTCCTTCTGCTACCGCAATATCTTTATCTTTATTAGCTTCTTTACTAGCCATTCCTCTAAAAGATTTAAACTTTTTATCCCCTTCAAAATATAAATCTCCAGGAGATTCTTCAGTTCCTGCTAACATTGATCCTAGCATTACAGCATCTGCTCCTGCAGCAAAAGCCTTTACCATATCTCCAGTATTTCTAATTCCACCATCTGCTATGATCCCAGCATTTAAGTTAAACTTATCTTTTGCTTCTCGGATGTTTATAATTGAAGAAAGTGTTGGAATACCATGTCCAGATACAATTCTTGTAGTACACATACTACCCCCACCAATGCCTACTCTGACAGAATCTGCACCTGCAGTATCCAAAGCCATAAAGCCTTCTGCGGTAGAAACATTTCCAGCCATTATATGAACAGAGTCTCCAACAATGTTTTTTAGTCTAACAACTGCATCAATAGCCATTTTACTATGACCATTTGCAGTATCAATTAAAAGTAAAGAGGCTCCTGCTTCAATTAACTTATAGACATGCTCTTCAATAAAGGTACTTGACAAAGCTGCACCAACAGGAAGTCCAATATTGTTATGATCTGATACTTCTTTAACCATTGCTATTTGATTTTTTGCAGACATAAATCTATGGATAACTCCAATTCCACCAGATTCAGCAATAGCAATTGCCATATCTTTTTCACAAACTGTATCCATAGGGGATGCTATTACTGGCAAATCTAACCAAGTATTTCCACCAATAGGCATTTTAAAATCTACAGAAGACCTACTTACAACCTCTGAGTATTGTGGAACCATTAATATATCGTCAAAGCAAATGTCATTACCTGATAGATATTCCTTCATAAATCAATATTCTTCCTTGTCAACTTTTGGACGAGATTGATAGGTATGAATCTCTACTTCCTGAATTTTTTCTCTTCTTGTATGGCTGATTGCATTGTAAACAGATCCACACATAGCATCAGCTAAGTCCTTAGACTTCTTTCTAGGGTGATCTACTCTGTTATTGTTCATAATTCTAAGTTCCTGCATTTCTTCAAGTAATAAATCTATTTGAGGCAACACTATTCTTTCTTCATAAACAAGCATGGACAGGTCTTCATAATGTTTTTTAGCTACTGAAAGAGTTTCTGTCTTTATTCCAACACTGCTCAAGTCTCTTTGAATATCAAAAGAGTTCCAACGGTCAAAGGTTACGAGTCCTAAATTAAAACCAAGCCTTCTTAGATTAATAATCCAATTCTTTACTTCTGATAAATCTACTGGACCTTCTTTTTTAGGCTCCCAGTAAACAATTGCATCAACCACAACAAATGGAACAATCTGTTGGTAGTCATTAAATGATTGCAGACTTACCCACTTATCAATGTGGGCAATAGATACAGCACACTTATCGTGCTTTTGTGCAAGGTCAGCGTGAACATAGTATGTGGTATCTGGGTCTGGCTGAAATGACTCTTCTACTCTTTTAGAAACGTCAATTGGATTATGCTTTTTAAAAGCCATACCAAGTTTTTCTCTATTCTTAAAGAATGCATCAGATGAGGTAGTTGGCATACAAGCAAAACGCATCAATGCATCTGGCATATCTGTAAAGAATGCTAACTTAAAGTCTTCAATTTTTCTTGTAGGATTAATTTCCCAAGTTGGTCTTTTAAGTGCAAAGACTCCAGGAAGCTTGTAAGAGTTAATGTGGTCTTCATCCCATTCAACAGTAAACTTATTTTGAGGATCATCTTCTGATAGGGCAGGGTTTAAAATAAACTCATGAGATCTTACAATGGTTTCTTTTTCTGCAATAACATCTTCATACCTTGTTGAAATAAAGTCACCCTTAAAACGAGGAAATGAAAGTAGTACAACTTTACCAAAGTCTGGAAAACGTGAGTCAACAGATCCACGAAATGCTTTATAGATATTGTCAGCTGTTTTAGCATGATCGTTTCCACTTGCAGACTCCATGGCAAATCCTGAAATCTCATCAAGGATTGCTAACATGAGGTTCAATCCTTCTGCAGACTCTCTTTCAGAGTGTCCAGAGTATACCGTGATTGCTTTATCAAATTCAATGCTATCAATTTTTGGTGCAGAAAACTTTCCTGCAAACCAAGGGGAGCCTTCTATCTTACTTCTAAATCCTTTAAAGAAAACATTCTTAGCCTGTTGTGCATTGATAGCAACATTCATAATATCAATAGCATCGTTAGATGGCTTTCCAAAATATCTTGAAGGATCTTTTAAGCATAATAGTTTGTAAACTAAGTATGAACATCCAACGGTAGAAGTATAATCTTTTCCGCTGCCTTTTCCAAGCTGCATAATGATTTCACTTTTAGTATATTTTTTATAATGTTCTTTACCAGCTTCTTCACCCATATATCTAATGATGTCTTTTTCTTGATAGATTTGGCTCATGCATTCTACAAGAGTATATTGATACTCTGACAAGTCTGGCTGGTTTAAATATTTTTCACCTGTAACAAATGTTACAACGTCAACTGGGGTTTCTGAAAATGGTGACTCATCAAGAGCCTCCATAAAGTCACTAATATCAATTGTCAATTAAAACTACCCCACCCTCATTAACTTGAGAAAGTTTTGTTAAAACTTTTGGTCTACAAGATTCACAGGATGAAGTTACTTCTTTAAGAATTGAAATAAGAATTTCTTGCTTTCTTTCTGTTTCTAAAAGTTCATCAGCAAGTTCTTGATTATCAAGCAGACCTGCTTTTTGCAACATTTCAAGTCTCTTACTTTCAATGTCAGCAATAAGTTTAATAGATGTTGTCTTAGCGGTTAAGTTTGCAGTAGTATCTGCAGAGTCAATAACTTCATATGCTTTTTTAATTAAAGATGAAAAGTGTTGGTCTGCACCAGCAAGGGCTTCTTTTGCACGAGCATGGATTGCCTGATTGTTGGCAGCCATAACTCTCCAGTCAGTGAGAAGCTCAGTAACTTTCACTCTTGGAATGTTTAGTATTTTTGAAATCTCTGAAGCATCAGATCCTTTTAGGTACTCTGATGCAACCTTGTTTACAAGGTCTAAATGATTAACTAACGCTGCTTCGCTTGACACGCTTACCTCTCTTCTTTACTGCCTTAACTCTATCAGGATAAAAAGACCTAGTTGGTCCAGATGTATCCTTCAGCATTTGAAAGCAGTCTATCCATTCTACACCATTCTCAGGGTTTTTTACTAGACATTGAAACTTAAAGGTAGCCCCATGCTCTCCAACAATCTTAATTAGATCACCTTTATTGACTTCGTGACCAGTATCAGTAACCATTGAAAACTTTCTTTCAAAACGATCTAAGTAAACTATCTTTCTTTTAGCCACGCTTTTTAGCCTTCTTTAGTAATAGGTATCCAATAAGGTCATCTTCATCATTATCTCCTGCATACAACTTTTTATTTTTAATTCTATTTAACTTATCATCAATACGAACATTAAGTTGCTCAAAGTCATCTGCATCGCTAAAGATGCGAATAGGATTAAGTGCAGAGTTTCCATATGCTACATTTTTTTCTAGTAACATTTCTGTAATCTCTAAACAGGCAGCAAGAATATTGTATCCAGCTGGGGCAGTCTTAGAAAGCTCAAGAATCTTCTTAATCTTTTCTTCATTCTTATCTGTAAAAAGTTGTGACGGGTATTCAGCCATTATTTTCTCCTGCTTTTTCTTAATCCAAATTTTCCAAGGTATACATAAATAGTTTCAACAG